CCGGGAGGACGGCCTGCAGGCGACGGGCTTTGCCAGATACGAGAAGGACATCTTCGCCCTGGACGCGGACGGGAACGTGTGGATCCTGGGCCGGCCCACCGCCGGGGACCAGACCATGGACGAGGAGATCGTGGCATGGTTCGCGGAGTTCGGGGACATCACGGACGGGATGCCGGACCGGAAGCGGGTGACAAAGCTGCAGATCCGGCTGGAGATGGACAGCGAGGCGGTGGTCAAGGTGGAGATCCTGTACGACAGCGAGGACGCCTGGAGCCCCGTGGCCCACATCACGGCGAAGCGCAAGCAGAGCGTCACCCTGCCCATCATCCCGCGGCGGCTGGATCACTTCCGGCTGCGGGTCAGCGGCTGGGGCGGATGCCGGATCTCCAGCATCGCGAGACAGTCGGCGACGGCCAGCGCCAGATAAGGAGGGAAAACCAATGGCGACCTATCAGAGCAAATACATCCAGCAGATCGAAAAGCTCCTTCCCCAGACCCAGAACTACACCGGGGCGAACGCGGGGCAGATCCGCACCCTCACCGGGCAGATCGCGAACCGGGGGGACTACCAGAGCCAGTACCAGAACCAGATCAGCGGCCTGGCGAATCAGCTGAGCAGCTGGGGGACCGGCAGTCCCTACGCGGGAACGGTCAGCGCCCTGACGAAACAGATCAACAGCCGGGGGACATACGCGAGCCCCAATCAGAAGCAGATCGCAGGCCTGACGAACCAGGCGCAGAACTGGAACAGCAAGAGCCCCTACGTCGGAACGGTCAACAGCCTGGCGAACCAGATCAACAGCCGGGGGCCCTATGCCAGCCAGTACCAGAAGCAGATCAACAGTCTGACGAATCAGATCAGCAATCGGGGACCCTATACCAGCCAGTACGCCAAGGCCATCAACAACCTGACGGGCCAGGTGCAGAACTGGAGCCCCTATCAGAGCCAGTACCAGAAGCAGATCAGCGGCCTGGTGGACACCATCAACAACCGGGGGGAGTATCAGGATCCCTACCTGAAGACCAGGGATCGGCTGGTGAATCAGGCAGGGAGCTACGGGACCTATGACGACCCATACGCCCAGCAGATCCGCGACCTGACGGACCGGATCCAGAACAGCGAGTTCACCTATGACCAGGAGACGGACCCGAACTATATCGCGGCCCGGAAGACCTATCTCAACGAGGCGGCACGGTCCGCCAGCGACGTGCTGGGGAAGGCTTCCGCCGCCACCGGGGGCAGGGCATCCACCGCCGCCATCGGCGCGGCCAGCCAGGCGGCGAACTATTTCAAGAGCCAGCTGGCCACCCAGCAGCAGGCCATCTTCGACGCGGCCTACGACCGCTACACCCAGGAGCTCAACCGCGACATGAGCGTGCTGCAGAACATCCAGGGCCAGAGCGACACGGCCTACGGGCGGTGGGGCGACCAGTACAACCGGCTGCTGAACCAGATCGGCCTGGTGCAGCAGCAGAGCGACACGGGCTACAACCGCTGGCAGGACACCGGGACGGAGCTGTACAACCGGCTGGCCATGCTGCAGAGCCAGGACGACACCGCCTACGGCCGGTACAACGACCAGTACAACAACCTGGTGAGCCGCCTGGGCGTGCTGCAGGGCCAGGATGACACGGCCTACGGCCGCTGGCAGGACACCGGGACGGACCTGTACAACCGGCTGGCCATGCTGCAGGGGCAGGACGAGACGGCCTACGGCCGCTGGCAGGACACCGGGACGGAGCTATACAACCGGCTGAACATGGCCCGGGCCCAGGACGAGACGGCCTACAACCGGCTGCTGAAGAGCCTGGACATCGCCCAGGCCCAGGACGAGACGGCCTACGGCCGGTGGAAGGACGCGGGGACGGACCTTTACAACCGGCTGAACGTGGCCCAGGGGCAGGACGAGACGGCCTACAACCGCCTGCTGAAGAGCCTGGACGTGGCCCAGGCCCGGGACGACACCGCCTACACGCGGTGGCAGAACGCAGGGCAGGAGCTGTACAACCGGGCGAACCTGCTGCAGGGCCAGGACGACACGGCCTATACGCGGCTGCTGCAGAGCCTGGGCGTGCTGCAGGGGCAGGACGACACCGACTACAACCGCTGGCACGCGGCCACCACCGAAGAGCAGGCCATCCAGGACAACGAGTACAAGAACCTGGTGACGGCCATCTCCTCCGCGGGCTACATCCCCAGCGACGACGAGCTGCTGGCCTCCGGCATGACCAGGGACGAGGCCAACGCCTGGTACAACTACTGGAGCATCAACATGGGCTACGGCGCTGTGGCCACCGGATCCTCCGGCGGCAGCAGCGGAGGAGGCGGATCCAGCGGGAGAAGCTACAGCTCCGGCGGCGGATCCTCCTCCGGGAGCAGCGGGACGAGCAGCGGGAGCGGTTCGAGTACGCCGGTGAACACGACCCACACCGGGATCCCGGCATACAACACGGCCAGCGTTATGAGCGTAGCAGGAAACGCATACGACCCGACGGCTTCGGCATCGAACCCTGTATACAATCCGCTGGCAACGCCGACGATCCTGGACAGCCGGGCGCGGCAGACGGCGCAGGTCCTGACACAGATGGACCAGGCGGCGGCGAGCGGAAATTACAGATCGAGTTCGTCCGGCAGCAGCGGAAGCAGTTCTTCCAGCAGCTACAAAAAGCAGACGCTGAAAGAAAAACAGACGAAGAGCAAATGACCCGGAGGGCTAACCATGAGCACGAATTTGAAAAAGAGCCAGGAGAAAAAAGAGGGGACCGCGAAAGCGGCCTCCTCTTCGGGCACTAACACCGGAACCCTGCAGACGGGATCCGGGATGTCCCAGGCGGGCTTCAACAATGCGGTGAGCGCGGCAAGAGCGGCGCTCCAGCAGAGGACCGCCGGCAATACCGGCGGCACCACGCAGCAAAGCACCGGGAGAAGTGTGGCCGGGAATCAGCTGACAGGGGGGAGCTATACGCCCGGCACGCAGCACACGGTGACAGTGGGGAACGTCCATTACATCGTGAGCCCAAACGATCCCACGGTGAACATGACAAACCAGGAGCGGGCCCTGGCCTTCGGCATGATCATGAAGGATCCGGAGATCGTGAACCGGGCATACACCAGGGTGGGGGATTCCGCGGCGGCGGCACACACGGCGCTGCAGAGCGGCGTCACCACCCCGGAGGCGCTGCAGCAGGTGCGCTCCAGTCTGGACGATCTGCAGACCGGGATCACCACCCTGCGGACCATCAACGCCGCCATGGGCATGACCGGCCCGGAGAACCTGCAGGACATCATCAACCAGGCGCAGTCCAGCTATAACACCATGCAGTCGAACTATGACAGCATGGCGTCTCGCTTTTCTCCCATGGCCAAGGGCGTGGGCACCAACCTGGGGTTGAATCCCTCAGTCCAGAAGATCACGGATCCCATTACACAAATGACGCAGCGGGCAGGCATCGGGATCCCGACAGTGACGACACCGGCGCAGAGGGCGCAGGCGGCGAGGACAGCGGGGCAGACGGGGGAGCGGCTGGACGAGATCCGGACCACAGCGCAGAACATCATGGCGGAGCAGGGGAGCGCCGCCGCTTCCGCATACCTGGCCCAGCACGGGATCACCGTGAACAACATCGACGACTGGAACGAGTTTATCGGCTCCGTGCCCTGGTGGAAACGCCTGGGAAATATCTTCGGCGCGGCCGGTCAGCAGTACGCGGGATCCGTGGTCGGCGCTGCGGCCACCGGTGCGGAGGCGCTGTCCAGGATGGGATCGGATGACGCGCTGAACACGAACATGGACGTTGCTTCGCAGCAGGTGCGGCAGCTGCAGGAGGAGCGGCAGGCGTATATCGACGAGTCCGTGAAGCGGGGGTATACGCCGGACGCTGCCATCCTGGAGCAGTACGACCAGCAGATCGCGGCGGTGTCTCCGGAGACGGTGAGGGAGAGCGCGAGGCAGGCGGCAGCGCAGGCGAGGGAAAACCGCCAGGCGCTGTATGACACTTCCGCCAATCTGATGACGAGCGGCGCCGAGAAGCAGACAGAGGCGAAGCAGGGCCTGGGCACGGTGGGCAGCTTCCTGGTGGACACCGGCGTGGCGGGCTCCCAGATGCTGATGGATCTGGCCGTGGGCGGGATCACGGGCGGCGGCACCATGGCGCCCATGCTGGTGCGGTCCTTCGGCGGCGGCGCCAGCCAGGCGGCCCAGGACGGCGGCGGTCTGGGCGAGCAGATCTACCAGGGCACGAAGCAGGCGGCCATCGAATGGATCACCGAGAAGCTGTTCGCCGGGAACCCCGTGTATGATGAGGGCGGCGGACTGGTCACGGACGCCATCTACAACGTGGCCAGCCGGTTCGGTATGAACAAGACGGTGGCCCGGTATCTGGAATCCCTGCCGGCGGAGATGCTGGGTGAAGGTCTGGAGGAAGTCCTGTCTGACGTGCTGAATCCTGTGGCGGACCGGATCGCCAACTGGATCGACGGAGGCGCCAGAGAGACGGACATGCCGGAGCTTGACACGCTGCTGAGCGACTTTGCCGTGGGCGCTGCCCTGGGCGGCCTGGGCCAGGGCGGCCAGGCAGTAGTCCAGCGCGGCCAGACAGCGGCCCGGGACCGGGCGGCGGGACGGCAGATCCAGCAGGACGGAACGCAGCAGGCCCTGCAGGATGTGGCCGGCTATGTGGGCCAGGACGTGAACGTGGCCGACAACGCGAGCCCCCGGCAGCTGGGCCGGGCCTTCCGGGAAGTGCAGGACGCCTATATGGACAGAGCCGTAGAGGCGCGGCTGGAGGACCTGGGCGAGACGGCCACGCCGGAGCTGGTGCAGGCCGTGCGCCAGAAGGCGGACGGGAAGTGGCTGAAGCGCCCGGAGTTCGAGGCGTACAACCGGAGCGAGATCGCGGACCAGGTCATCCGGGAATACGAGCAGGCCATGCAGGGGAACGTCAACACGGAGAACATGTGGGCCTATGACGCCATGATCCGGGCGGAGGACCTGAGCACGGAAACGGACAGCGAGAGCGACGGGGAGACATGGCAGCCGTCCCGGGGAGCGGCGCAGACCCAGGAAAATGAAAACGCCCCGGCGGAGGTACGCCAGGGCGCGGAGGAGTTTACGGACCGGACGGAGACCCGGACGGAGGAGGCCGAGGAGGACTACACCCCGGCGGAGCGGCTGGACCGGGAGGTCCTGCGGCGGGAGATGGACGAGGTGGCGGAGATCGCCGGCCAGGAGAGCGGCACCGACGTGATGGTGCAGCTGAACAGCAAGATGCAGACCCTGGAGCGGGACCGGAACAACGCCCTGGCGGATATGGACATCCCGACGGCGGAGGCGTATACCCGGGTGATGGAGACCGTCCAGCGGGCGACGGAGGCCGCCGCGGCCGTGGACGTGACCCAGGACGGGGATCCCATCCAGCTGCGGGCCGACGCCATGAGAGACGTTATCAACAATGAATTTGGAGGTATTAACTATGCAGATCAGAACGCCGCAGGAAGAGAAGAAGGCCAGTTCGGAAGAGCCGCTGGTTATGATCGAGCTGCAGGACGGAACGATCATTCACCTGCCGATGTCCGAGGCGGAGAAGTTCAGGGAGTCGGAGATCAGGACGCCCTCCGAGGCGGAGATCAGGAAGGCCGCCGAGGATATGGACCGCCGCCTGAGGGCACGATCCAAACGAGTGCTAAAGCAATCGGGATACCTCAAGGGACGGAACGAGCGCTGAACTATCTCCCCCAGGCGTATCATACCGAACAGCAGGCCAGACTTCGGAAGGAGGCCGAGAGCCTGGGCGTGAACCTGGATTTCGTATACGGCAGGATCGAGCTTTCCCGGGCAGACGGCTCCACCTATGAGGTGGACGGGATCCAGTACGGAAACCAGGTCGTCGTCAACTGCAGCAGCCGCCGATACACCGAGGGGCAGTTGACCATCCACGAGCTGGTCCACGCCAGGGCGCGGAAGGATCCCGGCCTGGTGATCGAGGCGGTGGATCGGATCCGCAGCCGGATGACCGAGGAGGAATGGAAGCGGATGCTGTCCGACTACATGCGGGGCAGCAAGATGATCTACCACCAGCTGGAGATGGAGCGCCTGGGACGGGATCTCACCGCGGAGGAGCTGGACAACCTGGATCTGAAATATGCCGAGGAGATCGTGGCAGACGCCGCGGCGGGGATCACCCGCCTGTATTCTTCCGGAGAGGGCGCGGCCGCGTACACCGAGGACGTGAACGCCCTGATCCGGGAGCGGGAGGGCATGGGCAACGGCTCCGGCGGGATGCCGGGGGCGAGGTACAGCCTGCGAGAAATGGCTGACGGACAGAAGTATGTTGATGTGGACGTCGACCAAAAGCTTTTCGATAACCTGACACCGAAAGAGCAGATGCAGATGGCTCGAGAAGTCATCCGGGATCGCTTTGTGGGCAAGGTTATCGGAACGGTCAATCGGGCGTTTGTAAATGGAGATACAGCATCCGAATATGCATATCCGGCAAAGCCGATCCGCGACAGCGAAATAATGGAGGCAAAAGCTCGCGCATCGACAGAGCTTGATAACCTTATGGATGCAGGATTCAATTTCCGGCATCGAGAAGACGGGGCGGATGGTCATGTACATGAATCGGCGGTAGGAGGATTCAATTACTTCGATGTAATCTTCCGTATTGGCAGACAAATGTACCAAGGCGTTATCAACCTGGAGAACAACAGAATAGGAACGAGGCTAAAGGATATCACTAAAATAAAAAACATCACCGAGGGTGACTACAGCTCTGGCGACACGAGGTCGCGGACTGTATCCCAAGGTGATGTCTCAGAGGCCGGGCAGTCGACCTCTATAAATAGTATATCCGATTCCGCGGAAAAAAGCAACACCGATTTCGGCCTGCACTCCCAGCGAGAGGGACTGACCACGCGCTGGGACCGGGAGGCCGAGGCCGAGCGGGCCAGAGCAGAGCAGGAGGCGCGAGACGAGCGCGCGCCTAATTTGCTAGAATCTGAGGAATCTGTCAACCGGCCTCGTTATTCCATCGCGGACGAGGATGTCGGCGAGATCGGCGAGGCGGAACAGGAGGCGGCACGGGAGGCGAGCCGGGCGGCGGAGATCGAGAGAATGACGCCGAAGGAGCTGCGCCGGGCCGTGGCCGAGGACCGGGAGGACGTGAGATCCCTGAGGAAATTCCTGGAGCGGGACATCCCGGCGGAGCTGAAGGCGCAGATGCAGCGGGAGATCGACGGGATCGAGAGCCGGCTGCAGGCCGAGGAGGCCAGGCTGCGGGAGCACGACCAAAAGGTACGGCAGGAGCGGGCCCAGGCCAAGGAGCAGGCCAAGGCGCGGCAGGTGCCCAGCCAGGTTCGGAAGGATTTTGAGCAAAGGACCATGGATTTGTTCAGCGTCCACGAGGGCCGGGCGGCCCTGGGGAATATCGTGAAAGCGGAATTTGACAACGCTTTGAGCCTGGGAATCTTCACCGAGGAAGCGCGGGAGCGGGTATTCAACAAACTGATCGACTGCGGGTATGTGTCCGCGGCGGCGGATCCCTACTACCAGGATATCCGGCGGAACATCGCCGGGACCAGGATCTACGTGCCCCAGGAGATCCGGAGCGAGTTCGGCGATAAGCAGAGTTACACCGCCTTCCGCCGGTACGCCCAGAGCGCCGGCGTCACCCTGACCAGCGACCCCACGGATCTGCGGATCGACGGCCTGCACGCGGAGCTGGCGGACGCCTTCCCCGGCGCTTTCGACAGAACCAGCACCGACGAGACCGAGATGCTGCGGGCCATGGTGGATCTGGCCATGGAGGGGAAGAACGAGAACGTGTCCCTGCCGGAGATGATGCAGCGGGTCCAGGACCAGGAAGGCTGGAGCGTGGACGACCAGGTGGATCACCTGAAAAATCAGTTCGACCGGATCATCGACGAGGCGATGTACGCCGCCGGGATCGAGGTGGAGCAGAAGACCAAGAGCGCCATGCAGATCGCAAAGGAGCGGACCGAACGGCGCCAGGCCATGGAGCGGCAGGCGAGCCGGCGGATGATGACCGAGGCGAGAGACCGGGCCTTCCGGCTGCTGCAGTGGGCGGACCGGAACAAATACCGGGCCGGAGACCCGGAGCTGCGGGCGAGGATGGACGAGATCCTGGAGAACGTGAACGTCATCACCAAGACCATGGCGGACGAGGCGGAGTATCTGGACAGGTACGGCGCAACCATCGGGGACGTGCTGAAGATCTACGAGGCGTACAAGAAGAATAATCCGAACTTCCTGGCGTCCAAGGATCTGGACAACCTGGTCATGCGGACCCAGGCCATGGCCGTGGGGGATATGGATCTGGACACCATGGAGGAGATCACGAAGAACCTGCTGGAGATCCAGCAGGAGATCTACAACTCCAAGCACATGATCGACGACGATCAGTACGCCCTGGTGCAGGACTACTACGACCGGGCGACAAAGGAGATTGAAAGCTCCAAGGGCCGGGGCAAGGGCAGAGTGGCACAGGCCCAGAACTTCGCGGATCAGCTGCTGACGCCGATGAACTACGTGGAGATGATCGGCGGCTGGCGTGAGGGCGGCGCTATGCACCGCATGGGCAAGATGCTGCAGGACGGCGAGCGCAGCCAGAAGGCGTACATCGTCGGCGCCCAGGACATCCTGCGGGACTTCCGGGACCGGCATACCAAATGGCTGACCACGGCGGACGGCCAGGGGAAGAACGGCCAGTGGACGAAGTACGAGATCCCGGACTACATCCCGCCGGAGAACTGGCAGCAGATGAGCGAGAAGCCCAAGTACGGCGAGCCGGTGACCGTGTGGGTCACGCCGATGATGCGGGTCCATCTGTATCTGGAGATGCAGAACGACCAGAACATGAACCACATGCAGAACGGCGGGCGGACCTTTGCGGACAAGGATCTGTATTCCAGGGGGAAACGCTCCGAGGCTTTCGCCCAGGGCACGACCGTGCGGCTGTCCAAGGAATGGGCCGAGACGATCTGCAGGGATATGACCGCCGAGGAGCGGGAGCTGGCCAGACTGCTGCAGCGCTACTACAACGAGTACGCGCCGTCCCAGATCAATCCCGTGTCCCAGAAGCTGGTGGGCTATGACAAGGCCGTGATCGACAACTACGCACCCATCCAGACCAACAGCAACTACAACAACAGCCAGCCGGGCCTGTACGATCTGACGGCTGCGGGCGTGGGCGTGATGAAGGACCGGCAGTTCGTGGCGAAGAATCCGTCCTACAACGTGGGCGCCATCGACGCCTTCGAACGGCACATGAACCAGACGGCGAAGTATGTCGGCCTGGCCATCCCGGTGAGCAACTTCAACCGGCTGATGAACTGGCAGGACAAGGAAAACCGGACGAGCTTCAAGGACGAGATCTCCCACAAGTGGGGCGGCGAGGCCGTGAGCACCCTGGAGGGGTTCCTGACGGATATCCAGAATCCGCAGAAGGGGACCGACTCGAAGCTGGGCCGGATCATGGACAAGACCGTGAGCAACTATATCGGCGCGGTGTTTGCCGCGAACCCCTATATCGCCATCAAGCAGTTCGCCTCCTTCCCGGCGGCGGCTGTGGTGCTGGACGGCAAGATCCCCAGCCTGGCGCAGATCCGGAACATCGACGAGAGCCTGATCCAGCAGTACACCCCGGAGCTGGCCTACCGCAAGCTGGGCCAGGGCGTGCCGGAGATCGCCCAGATGCGGAACAATCCCAACTGGATGGACCGGCACAAGCTGACCCATAAATGGCTGCGGGGCGGTCTGATCCAGGACGTGGACGTGTTCACCGTGCGGACCATGTGGGCCTGGGCGGAGAACACCGTGGACAAGCACAACACCGGGGAGGACCGGGTGCAGAAGGGGACGGAGGAATACTATCGGAAGGTGGCGGAGGTCTTCAACGAGGCCGTGAACACCACGCAGCCGATGTATGACTTCATGAACCGGGCGCAGATCATGAACGACAAGCGCGCCGTCACGCGGACGCTGACCATGTTCAAGACGGTCCCCATGCAGGAGCTGAACACCATGGCCCGGTTCATCAACGAGGCGAGGAACGGGGACCGGAGCGCGAAGCTGAAAGCGGCGAAGTCCGTGGCCTCCGTGATCGACTCCACACTGATGCTGACCGCCTTTGGCCTGCTGGGCGACGCCATGAAGAACGGGCTGAAAGGATACCGGGACGATGACGACGAGCTGACGGCCCGGAGCGTGGCGCAGCAGTTCGGACTGAATACGCTGGGGAACCTGATCGGCATCATCCCGGTGGCGAGCTACCTGTATGAAGGGATCCTGCACGACGCCGGACTGAGCAGCTACAAGAACGAGTTCAAGCTGATCGGGACGGACCAGATCGAAGAGATCGCCAAGGGACTAAAGACCGGCGGACGGCTGCTGGCCGATACCGTCGAGGGAGCCTGGAACGTGATGGAGAACGGCGGCGACGTGGGCGCCTACTTCAAACGGAACGCCGGAGATCTCCGCGGCGGCATCAAGGACCTGGCGACGATGATCGCGAAGTACGCAGGAGGCTGGCCGCAGGAAAACATCGAGAAGCTGCTGGGCAGCTTTGTGGCGAGAGCCGGCGGCAGAGCCGTGGCCGCTGCGCTGGGGCTGAAGGATCCCGGCGCGGGCTGGGATATCTTCTGGGATACCACCACGAAGGGCGACCTGGACTACATCAACAAGGCGGAGCTGCCGGCGCGGCTGGATTCCCTGCTGGCCATCCGGAACATCGAGGCGGACGAAGGCACCAGCGCGGAGCTGGCGCGGCTGTACCTGGCAGGGTATAAGGCCGCGGTGCCTGCCGACACGCCGGACGAGATCAAGGACCAGGACCTGAGCGCCTACGAGATGCAGGAGTTCGACAACGCCTATACGCGATTCATCGGAGAGCACCTGAACAGCCTGGTGGAGTCGGATGCCTACATCGACGCGGACGACGAGGAGCGGGCCGAGATGCTGGATCGGCTGTATGAGTACGCCACCCAGAACGCCAGCAGAGAGATAAACCCGGACTACGCTGGGAACGGCTGGACCACAAAGGCAGCGGATGCGGTGAAAGACGGCGCGCCACTGGAAACCGTCATCGCGCTGCAGGCGCAGGGATTCAGCAAGCAGAGCGACACGCTGGATTATCTGGACGAGCAGGATCTGACCGACGAAGAAAAGGGAAAGATCTATTATTACATGATCGCCCAAGAGGGACGCCGCGAGGATGTGGACAACCTGCGAGCTGCCGGCATGGACTGGGGGACGGCCTATGAGACGGTACGCCAGCACATGATGATCGACAGCCAGGAGGGCGTGGGACCTACCGAGAAGGCGACGCAGTTTGCGGCCTGGACGGAGAACAATCTGGACGACAAAGGCGCAGCGGCAGTAAGAGAGAACTTCACATTCAGCACCGGGTTCACGGCAACCGCGGATACATATGACAGTCTCGTGGATGCCGGGTTGAGTGCCGATGACGCGCTGAATATGTACAGCGTTTGGGGAGCGCTCCAACCGGACGGAGATCATACAAAGGTAACAGAAGATCAAAAGATTCAGGCTGTGTATGAATCGGATCTGAAGGATGCCGATAAGGTTCGGGCCATTGGCATTGTCCTGGGAACCAACATGACCACGGAATCGGGAAAGCCGAGCCAGTGGGCGAAGCTGAACAACATGTTGGATCAAGGCCTGAAGCTAGATGACTACATGGAGATCCGGGATGCCGGGGCCATCAATCAGTGGCAGAAGCTGAGCGACAAAGGGCTTGACGCGAGAACAGCAAGGGATGTTTCCATAGCGCTGAGCGGACTGGATCCGCTGCCGGGAGAAGACTATGTATCCGATTCGCAGAAGTACGACGCGATCATTCGAGTGGTGCGTGATGAAAGAACGCGGATCCAGGCGATGACCACGGTAATGACTGAAACACAGGCGCACAGGCTGGAAACGATGTCAAGCACATATGGAATCACCGCGGAAACGTATGCGGATTTCGTCCGGCGGATCCCGGATTATATAGGGCTGACAGAAGGCGGCAGCGTCACGAGTCTGGACCAGAAAGAATGCACTGCATTGCTGGACGACATGGACCTGACTATGATGGAGAAGGCGGTGCTGTGGCAGAATCAGAAGATTGATTCCAGCCCGAAGAGCAATCCATACATTACCAGTGTGGGACGGGATATAGTAACTGAGTATCAGGCTTGGAAGGCGGAACAAAATGAAAAGGAGGAAAAGGAAGATGAAGAAGTAAGTCAGCAGGCAGAGATGCCGCAGATCACCTGGAACGTGCCGGAGATCAGTCTTCCGACATACGGATAATAGAAGAGCGGCGGAGCGAGTGCTCCGCCGCTTGTTGTGGATTAATTACAGTCTGGTCACAGAGAGTAAATTAACCATGAAAGAAGTCGTTAAAATTTGACGGTGGGAGAATGGTCCTTGTAGCAGGTGATCTCCCGGAGGGTTTTCTTCCAGAAGACCTTCTTGTCGCTGTCGCTCAGGGTCAGGTAGACATCGGCCCAGTCGGGGGGCAGCTCGACCGGCGGACGGTCATCTTCCAGGACGGACTCATACTCCGCGAGCTCGCGGCGCAGGATCCCGGCGCGGGCGTCGTAGACATCGCGCTCGATCTCCCCGTCTATGTAGAGATCCTTCAGGCGCTCCAGCTTTCCCTGGATCCGCTGCATTGCTTTCCGGCCCCGGCGCTTCTCCCGCGGGGTGCTCCGGTCGATGTTCGTCTGCTCCACGATGGAGGCCAGGTTATCCAGCAGGAAGCTCTCCAGCTTCTCCTCGTTGGCGTAGCTGCCGATGCAGGAGCCGGGCGTGTGGTAGTGATTGAGGCAGCGGTAGTACTTGATCTCGCCGCCGGACTTCGGAGCGGACGCGCTGGTCATGGCGCCGCCGCAGTGTCCGCAGCGCAGCATGCCGGAGAACAGGAAGACGCGGCCGGTGTTATTGATCCGGGTGCGCTGGCCGGCATGGGAGCGGATCACGGCGAACTGCTCCGGGGTGATATAGGCGGGACAGGGGACTCCGAAGGCGTCGCCCTTATAGGTGGGATTGCGGAGGATCCGCCCGGCGTGGGTGGCGTTCAGCCGGATCCCGTGATCCGCCGCGGCGCTCATGGCCTCCTTCACGCTGAAGGTGCGGAGATAGGCGGAGAAGAAAGCCTCCATGCCCGCCTGCTTCTCCGGGTCGATGGCCCAGTGCTTGTCCTCGATCCTGTATCCGAGAGCGGGACGGCCCACGGCCTCGCCCTTCGTCCGCTTAAAATCGGCGGCGGCCTTGATGCGTTCGCTGGTGCGGTCCGCTTCGTCCTGGGCCACGGCCAGCATGATATTCACCTTGAAGCGGCCGGAGGCGGTCTCTGTCTCGTAGTCCTCCTGGATGGCCCGCCACTTCACGTTGCTGGCCTCCAGGATCGCCTGGACTTCGTAATAATCCGCAACGTTGCGGAACCAGCGGTCCAGCTTTGTGAAGATGATGAGGTCGATCCCGCCGGCGCGGACATCATCCAGCAGACGGAGCATGGCCTGGCGCTTGGTGTATTTCGCCCGGGCGGAGAGCCCGGCGTCGTTGTATACGCCGACAAGGCGGTGCCGGTGTTCGGATACCCAGGCGCGGCAGGCCGCCTCCTGGGCGTCCACGGAGATCCCGTGGAGCTTCTGCTCCTGGGTGGAGACGCGGACGTAGATCGCCACGTTCATGGGGTATCACTTCCTTTGGGTCAGGAGTCGTATCGTGTACAGATCAGAAGCACTTGGAGCAATACGAATATGGACCAGCGTCTGCTTCTGCGATTGTCATAGTCGTGTAATGCTTCATTCCGGAGCAACTGCTTCGGATATGAATCATGTGACCGCTGTCGCTGACATAAACCGGGGTGTCGGGGGGATAACCATGAATATAGTCAGACGAAGTAGGTGTGTCAGTAGGCCTTGGCGTTATCGTTGGGAGTGAGCGCAGGGACGCCTCCCATTCTTCGAAATCCTCCGTATCGATATTCAATAGCGGATATTTGTTTGCTGGGGATGGGTTGGGGGACAGCGTTGGCGCTGGTATTTCTGTTAGTGATATTGTGGGAATGGGAGTGACAATTGTTTTAGCTTCAACGGAGGGCGAAGATTCAACTCTTGTATCATGCGAAAAGGGGCGGAAAATAATTAAACCAATAACGAGTAGTACGAGAACAAGAGGAAGACGAGAGCGCCGACGAACAGGTTTCGCAGGAGAGGGAGAGACTGCGGAGGGTACAGGTGTTTTTGGCGGAGAGACAATAGGAGCGGAGGAGGCCCTGGTAGAGACAGGAAGGGGACGCTGTACCGGAGGAGAGATAGGTGTTTCCGGTTGTCGTGTCTGGGGCACTCTTTCTTTCGGCGGTAAGGAAAGAACATAATCAATTGCCAGGCGGTACATATGCTTGCATGGCTTACGACGGTATGTGAAATCGGGGCAGGTGCAGGAATTCAAAGTAACGTCATACTCATGGCCAGAAGAAGAAAGAAGCTGCCTGTGTGTACCGGGCGGGCCGACGAACTGCATCTTCTCATCGAGCGCCTTTTGTATGCGCTCGTTATCGTCAATATCACGAGAAAAGAAGTCGCCAAAAATGGGGGCGCCTTTACGATGCAAATTATGTGTGAAAATAGATATGCGTGCACGATTCAGAATATCGGTATCATACTCAGATTCTGAGATGGAATAACGAATCAAAGGATCATTCGTCACAACAAGCACCCTATTCACTTCGCTGTTTCCAGGTCGGGAACAGCGTTATTTTTTTCAGAGTAAGTCTGGCGGGCCATGGCCATGGTCTGCCGGATGTACTCCTTCCCGGAGGGGTTCAGCTGCCGGTAGTCATCCAGTAGCTGCTGCTCGTCCTGGGCCAGGGGAGCGGGAGCGGGATCTGAGATCTGCATCAGCTCCCCGGGGGTGATGCCAAGCGCTTTGGCAAACAGGGAGATCTTCGATTGAGAGAGATCCACCTTTCCGGCTTCCACTTTAGCGATGGATGATCTGTCGGAGTAACCGGTTAGATGTGCCAGGGTATCCTGGGACATGCCCCGAAGGAGTCGCAGCTGCTTTATTTTCTCGTGAGTTTCCATAGGTTATCAACTCCCTTCTGACTTGAATATATCATGATGGTGAACGCGAGTCAACAAAAATGAAAGAAAATTGCAAAAAGATGTTGACACAGATTCACAGATGTGATATTTTGAGAATGTGAATGAGATTCACGGGAAGGAGGTGCCAGGATGAACGCGCCAGAATTGAGGTCAGAGATCGCGCGAGCCGGGAAGACCTACGGCCAATGTGCCGAAGTCATGGGGATCTCTCCCGCCAGCTTCGGGCGGAAGATGCAGGGGCAGACTGAGTTCAAGAACAGCGAAATAAAAACGATTGCTGCATTTATAGGCTTGGGCCTGGATGCGGTCAATCGTATTTTTTTTGATGAAGAAGTGAATTAAATTCACGAATGGAGCAGACCATGCCACGAGAGAAGGAAGGAAAAGGATGGGAATGATCGAAGACCGGGCCGAGAACATCGTCAAGATACTACAGGGGGAGCTGGCGGACGACAGCCGGACCTATACAGACCGGATGATCAGCGTGATGAGCCGAGGAAGAGTATTCAATGACCTGTTAGCTGAGCAGGGCCTGCGGACGCACAAGATGCTGGAGCAGATGATCAAGGACCAGACGGCATGAGCGGGATCAATCAGAGGATCGCGGACTATGTGGCCGGGACGGATACGCCGCACAAAGTGTACGCGGCGAGATTCGGAGTAAGCCCCGGGGTGTTCAGCAACATCCTGCGGGGGAAGCGAAGGATCATGAGCGACGAGGTCGTTAAGCTGGCGGAGGCCCTGGGCGTGAGCGTGGGGTATCTCCTGGGCGAGGACGACCAGACGGCTTGATTTATTTTGGAGGAGCGGACCATGCGCAACTACATAAGCCTCGGGCTGGCGCTGGGCGCCTGCCTGACCGCCGGGGACCATCCGGCAAGCATCGGCGCCGCGGCGCTGATGATCATCACGGCGGCCGCGATCCAGGCGGCCGGGCGGAAGGCATAGGACAATCCGCCGGAACCATAGGATCCCACGAGGGGAGGCGCAGATCATGGCGAAATTCAATATCTATGAAGGGCCGGCCAGGATGACCTACAAGGGCAAGGAGCTGAAGCCCGGGACGCCCGAGTCGATCGAGCTGGCACAGAAGATCTGGACCACGCTGGCGGAGCTCGTCTACAAGGAGCACGGGATGGAGCTGGGCGAGATCGAGTTCTCGCCGGCGAAGAAAACCGAGAGCGCGTAAGGCGCGAGGCACGAAAGGAGAAACCATGAACGAACTGGAACAGAAGCGGCTGGCGATCTACGAGGATTACATCCGGCAGCTGCGGGAGGTGGCCGACGACGACGGCCTGACCCGGGACTGGAAGCTGGTCCTGATGCACGGGATCTTCAACGAGCTGGACAAGGCCCTGGCGAACCTGGGAAAGGAGGAAGGCTGACATGGGATACGGGAAATGTTTTCTGAGCGGGCGCTTCGGCTATGTGGAGCGACACCATATCTTCGGCGGGCCGCTGAGATCCAAGAGCGAGCGGTACGGCCTGGTGGTGGAGCTGTCCCCCTGGACGCACCGGGAGGGCCCCAACTCCGCCCACCGCAGCGGGGAGACCGCGAAGAAGCTGAAGCGGTACGGCCAGATGAAATGCATGGTCGAGCAGGGCTGGGACCTGGAGACCTGGATCCGGGAATTCGGGAAGAACTATCTGTTCGAGGATGACCTGGACGTGGTGAAGCTGCTGCAGGCAGAGGGCGAGGACAAGCCCCTGACCGAGGAGGAGATCGAGCAGGAGGAGCAGAGCGAAGTGGAAGGCCTCAGAGAATGGCTGAACAAATCAATATGGACTACCAAGGAAAACGGCGTGGCATGGACGAAGGACGAGCCGGAGAAGGTCACCGTCCGGGGCCAGGGCTTCCGGGTGACGGTGGAGGTGATGCCGTTTTGAAAGCGCAGCCGTGCAGACGATGCCGGGCGGAGGCGATGGTTGAGCCTACGGCCCTGGGCTGGAAGGTGGAGTGCTCCGTGAAGCCCATGGAGCACCAGGCGGGACCCTGCAGGGGGCGGGACGCCGCCGTCCGGAAATGGAACGAGATGCAGAAGGGAGGACAGGATGAGACCTGAGGAACGGAAGAAGATGGGCTGCCTGACCCGGATCATGTGGGCGCTGCTGGTCCTCATCGCCGTGCTGGCGGTGCTGATCATCCTGCAGGACGTGGGCGTGATCGCGGCGGAGGAGCCGGCGCCGGAGCCGGTGATCCTGACGGCGGTGACGCCGCCCACGGTGACCGCGGAGCCCTGGGTCCGCTACGACGTGCCGCTGGACGAGGAGCTGCAGAAGTACATAGGCAATGTGTGCCGGGAGTACGGAGTCCCCACGGAGATCGTCATGGCCATCATCGACGAGGAGAGCGGCTACGCCGCGGACAAGATCGGAGACGGCGGCCGGAGCTACGGCCTGATGCAGATCTACGCCTCCCAGCACACGGAGCGGTGCGCGGAGCTGGGGGCTGTGAACCTGCTGGATCCCCGGCAGAACGTCAGGGCCGGGGTGGATTTTCTGGCGGAGCTGCTGGACATCGGCCCGATGGACTGGGCGCTGTCCTTTTACAACGGGGGCGG